CTTAAGTACTCCTTGAGAGACTACTTAAGTACTACTCTAGTATTATTATTCTTTAAGTATATACTATATAAGAAGAATACTTAAGTAGAGACTCTAGTAGGACTTAAGTACTACTTAAGTAATACTTAAGTATTCTTATATAGTGAGCAGAAGATGAATTTCAAGTACTGATGAAATCTTTTTTTGCCGTAGAAAAAGGCTTGACTAAGGAAAGCCTAAGGGTATAACTAGACATGAAATATTTCGCAGACGACGATGTCCTCACAAACTTCTACAATGCTTTGGCAGACAAGGATGAGGGCAGGCTAAGACGAGTTCACATTCCACGATCAGATGTGTTCTATGTACGGGAGGCTATCCACCAGAGGACTGGCATCAGGTACTCCTTGGATCGGATAGAAAGAGCAATGTATCTTGAGGGGCATCTTCGTAAGCAGGATGTCTTTGAGCCAGACAGAAAGAGAGACTGGGAATGAGCTTCAGCCTTGGACCTAAATCACGCGAGAAACTGAATGGGGTACACCCAGACCTAGTCTCTGTCGTTGAGAGAGCAATCAGCATCACCAAGAAAGACTTTACGGTTCTTGAGGGATTGCGTTCTAAGGAGCGTCAGGCTCAGCTCTTTGCTGCTGGTAAGTCTAAGACCATGAACTCCCGCCACATCACAGGTCATGCTGTAGACCTCGGTCCTTGGCCCCTGAATGGTGACTTTGATTCTGATGGTATTTTGAATATTGCTGACTGGGATGAGTACTACCCTGTTGCTGATGCCATGAAGCAGGCTGCTAAAGAGCTTGGTGTGGCTATCGTCTGGGGTGGTGACTGGAAGGGCTTTCCTGATGGGCCTCACTTCGAGCTTGATCGGAAAGTCTATCCAGCATGAATCCCGAAGAGTTTGAAAGAAGGCTCGTCAAACTTGAGGAGTCTCATGAGGATTTGAATGAGAGTGTGGTCAAGCTCAACACGACCATTGCACTCCTTAATCAAACTATTGAGATGATGGCAAAGAACGAAGAGAAGCGGCAACAACTTCTTGATCGTAGTGTCTTGTTTATTATTGGTGGATTTGTCACTGCTGGTGTTGCTTGGATTGTTCGTGGGGGCTTGGGACAATGAGTCTCGGGGTCAGGTTTAAGAAAAATCTGAGCTTCTTCCTTGCTGGAGCTATTCTCTCTGGCTTGTTTACCCATATCTATTTTGAGTACTACTACCACGCACAGTGTCAGTATGAGGAATGATCTGTCTTCTTTCTTCTGCACTAGCTACACACCTGTGGTTATTTAATAGCAGCGTACTCGTTACAATTTGTCTTTATGACTGTGACGTAAGAATTGCAGTCCCTTATGGTTCAGAGTGCAAGAAAACCTACCTAAGGGATAAGAAATGATTGACCCACTGACTGCACTCTCTGTTGCTGCTGCTGCAGTCTCTCAAGCTAAGACCCTCTTGAATGCAGGCAGAGATGCACATGGGGCCTTGGTTAAGTTTGCTGGTGCTGTGAGTGATATCAACTACGCTGCAGAGAAAGCAAAGAACCCTTCGGTCTGGAAGTCTCTCACTGGAAGTGCTGAAGCAGAAGCTATTGAGATTTTCTCGGCACAGAAGAAGATAGAACAGATGAGGAGGGAAGTTGAGACCCTCATTGGTTACACCTACGGACAGACTGGTTTAGAAGAGTATAAAGATACCCTACGCAAAGTAAAAGCTCAAAGACAGAAGGTTGAGTACAGACGGCAAGAGATTAAAGAGACCATCTTCTTGTGGACCTTTACCTTCTTTATCCTCGTTACAGGTATTGCTGGTCTGGCTATCTTTGCTTACTTCCTAAAAGGTAGCGTAGAATGAGGAAGACTTACAAGAGAGAAATAGCAGTAGCCTTACTTGTCTGGCTCATGTACGTAACCGAATTTAAGGATGCTACTCTTGTTGAAGTTCTTGTCTGGCCAGTCTTTTCGTTTGCCGCTGCTGCTTTTGGTTTTGACCAGTATGCCAAGCTGCAGCAGTCTCCCAGCCAAACTTCTAACGGGAGGGGGTCCGAACGTAGCAGCAAACGTCCAAGCGGGGAAAACAAACTCCCAAACGCTGGGGACTACGAGAATTACGGAGCAGAAGACAAATAATGGTGACATCAAGTCTGTAGAGGCCAAGGTTTCTGCTGAACAAGTCGAAAAAGTCACTGTTAATGAGGTCCAGCCGTGGGTAATACTACTCTTAATCCTTGGTTGGTTGCTTCCCTCCCCCAATGAAATTGGAAGATGGATCACTAATCTCTTCAAAAGAAAAGGCACTTAAAATGGCAGATAAAGCTAAAAAACCTACCCGTAAAGCAAATGCTATGGGGCCTAAGTCTAAGGCCACTGCAAAGACCTACAAGACTGCCGCTGGTGCACAACAGTACGTTCGTGGGAATAGCCCTGAGGAGCGTAGAGAAGTTTTGAAAAAAGCTAAAGTTGCAGCCCTTGGTAGCAACAAGATTTATGGGAACCTCCAAGCAGCAGGGATGGCTAATGAATCCAAGCTTATCTCTAAGATTCGTCGTGGCAAAAAGAATGATACCACTAAAATGTACGATGAATTGGAGAAAAAAGATATGGAGTTTTCCAAGAAAGCTAAGAAATGACCACAAAAGACCCTAGATTAGCTAGAGCAGGTGTGTCTGGCTTCAATAAACCGAAGAGAACCCCAGATCACCCCAAGAAATCACACATTGTGGTGGCTAAAGAGGGCGACAAGGTCAAGACTATCCGCTTTGGTGAGCAGGGAGCCAGTACTGCAGGTGCTCCTAAGGCTGGAGAATCTGACCGAATGAGTAAAAAACGTGCCTCTTTCAAGGCCAGACATGCCAAAAATATCGCAAAAGGTAAAATGTCTGCTGCTTACTGGGCTGATAAGGAAAAGTGGTAATGAGTAGGGACTACAAAAACGAGTACAAAGAGTATCACTCCAAGCCTGAACAGCGGGAGAAGAATAATGCTCGTAAACGTGCTCGTTATGCCCTCGAAAAGGGTGGTGTAGTCTCTAAGGGTGACGGTAAGGACATTGACCACAAGGATGGTAATCCTAAAAATAACAAGAGAAGCAATCTCAAGGTTACTTCTAAGGCTGCTAACCGCTCTTTCCCTAGAACTAAGACCGCAAGGAAGAAGTGACATGCCTCTGAACGCTAAAGGCAAGAAGATTAAGGCTGCTATGCAGAAAGAATACGGCAAGAAGGCTGGTGAGAAAGTCTTTTATGCCTCAGAGAACAAGGGCACCATCAAGGGTGTCACTAAATCCACGAAGAGGAAAGACAAATGATGTATGGCAAGAAGGCTGCTATGGCTAAGGGCGGTATGCCTATGGTCGAAAAGAACGGTAAGAAAGTTCCTAGCTTTGCCGCAGATGGCATCGGTAAGATGGCCAAAGGTGGTATGGTTAAAAAAGGTATGGCTTACGGTGGTATGGCCAAGAAGGGCATGAACATGGGCGGCATGGCTAACTGTGGTGCCTCTATGAAACCTACTCAGAACAGAGGTAAATAAACATGGCTAAGAAACCTGCACCTAAATTCACTCCCTGCAAAGCCTGCCCTTCACCTGCTAAGTGCAAAGCTATGGGTTCTTGCATGGCTAAGAAAGGTAAGAAATAATGGCATATGATGACATGTCCTTCAGCAAGGCTTTTGCTGCTGCCCGTAAAGATATGGGTGCAGGCAAGACCTTCGAATGGAAGGGTAAGAAATACACTACCGACCTGAAAGAAGAAGTCAAAGGCGCGAAGTCTCCCGTGAAGCCTAAGGCTCGTCCTGAAGGTCTCAAGGCTAAGACTGATGGTGGTGCACGTCCTACTGTTGGTGCCGCTGGTTCTATGCCTGCAGCCAAGCCTAAGGGTGGCCGTGGTGATGGTGCTTCTGAAATGAATCGTCGTCGTAATGACCGCATGGCAAGTGCTTCTGCTTCTGCTGGTGCTGGAGCTGGTGCTAGTGCTTCGGCTAAGGTTCCTATGGACCGTATGGCCAAAGCTAAGATGGAAGCTGAGGCTGCTCGTAAGAAGTCTCAGGATGCCAACAAACCCAAAACTAAAGAGAAGAAGGTCGTCTCTGTTCCTTCGAAAGGTACTGGCATCATGGGGTTCCTTAAGGGTCTCTCGGCCAGAAATGTTGCTGTTCCTGCACCGAAGAAGAAGAAGAAATAATGGCCAAGAAGCTTAAAGATGTCAATAAAGATGGCAAGGTAAACTTTAAGGACACTTGGCTTGGTGAGCGTCTGTCCACTAAAGGTAAACTTAAGGGGCCTAACCTTGCAGAGTCTCTTAAGGGTGCTCGTAGGGTTTCTGATAAACCTGCAACCGAAAGTAAGCCTGCTTCTAAACCTGTTCCTAAACCTAAACCGCGTCCTGCTAGTCTGGATGCCACTTCAGGTGCCTCGCGCAGTGTTGAAGGTAAAGTCAAAGCTAAAGCTGCTGTTGGTGGTCGAGGTGATGGTGCTGCTGAAGTGGAGCGCCGCCGTAAGGATCGTTTGGCAGAAGAAACTCAGCGTACTGCACTAAAAAGCGTTGGCCCAATTGGTGGCAAGTTGTCGTCTAGCCCAGAGTCAAGATTTTTTTCGGGGCAAATGAATAGAAAGATGACCAAGGACACCGCAAGACCTTCTTTTGATGTCGATTACGATCAGTGGCTGAATATGACGCCAGCAAAGCGAAAAGAACTTGGTCTCCCTGCAACCTACGGGGCTATCCAGCGAATGCTTGGTACTAAGATGAAGACCCAAACAAAGAACAGATTTAAGTTCTACAATAGAGAGGACTAAGAAGTGGTTGAAAGGGTAATATCACACGTTGTTGCTTGCACCACTATAGGAACCTACAACTTGTACACTTGCCCTTTTAACTGCAGGGCTAAAATCCCTCTTGTTTTTATCACCAATGCTAACGGTAACAACACTGTCGCCCTAAAATGGTATCGTAAACAAGACAACGTAAGTTACTTTATCTTTGGTGGTAAAAACTTGTCACTAGGTGAGTTTGTTCAGTTGTCTTCTGCTTACCTCGTTCTTGAACCAGAGGACAGGCTTGATGTAACCATTTCTAACAACGGTAATATTGATGCCCGCTGCACTGCAGAAGAGATGTTTATCTCTAACACGACAAGGGCTGCAGTCTGATGGGTAGGACCAACGAGAAGCTCTGGGAGAGTGCTAAGGCTGAGGCCAAGTCCAAGATGGGCGGTAAGCATTCTGCCAGAGCCATGCAGCTTGCAGGTAAAATCTACAAGGAAAAGGGTGGGGGCTACACCGGAGAGAAGACTGAGGCTCAGAAGTCTATGTCCAAGTGGACTAAAGAGGACTGGGGCACTAAGTCAGGTAAGCCCTCCACTCAAGGCCCTAAAGCTACTGGCGAGAGATATCTGCCAAAGAAGGCACGAGAAGCTCTCTCTAGTGAAGAATACAAGCGTACCAGTGCCAAGAAGAGAGAAGACACCAAGAAAGGGAAGCAGTTCTCCAAGCAGCCCGAAAGTGTTGCAAAGAAAACAGCGAGGTTTCGTAAATGACTAAACAGTTGACAGAGATGCAGCAGAAGTTCCTTGATGTCCTCTTCGAAGAGGCTCGGGGTGATTTTGTCAAAGCTAAGAAGCTTGCAGGCTACAGCGAAACATACTCGACTAAGCACATCGTAGAGTCCATTGAGTCTGAGATTGCTGAACTCACCAAGAAGTACATTGCCCACATTGGTGTTAAGGCTGCTTACAGCATGTATGAGGTCATGACTGATCCTACTGCTCTTGGCAACAAAGAGAAGATGGCTGCTGCTAAGGACTTGCTTGATCGTGGTGGCTTCAAGCCCAAGGATGAAGTCAAGGTTGAGACTGATACCCCTCTCTTCATTCTTCCTTCCAAGAAAAGTGATTGACAGTTTCTGTTGTTTGTATTATAAGTAACTTATGCCAAAGATCAAAAAAGAATGGAGACTCCCCAAGCCTATCGACCACGGTGACCACTTCGAGTGGAAGCCTGTTGTCAGAAGCGGGAGAATTATGCCCTTCGGGTACAAAGAAGACCCAACTGACCCAGACGTACTACTACCTATTCCAGAGGAACTAGAACTCCTTGAGCAAGCAAAGAAGCACCTCAAGAAGTACTCCTACAGAGCAGTGGCAGCATGGCTGAGTGAGCAGAGTGGTAGAGCCATCTCTCACGTAGGTCTGTATAAGAGGATTAAGCTTGAGTATAAACGTAAGACAGAGGCTGCAAACCAACGCTACTTTGCCGAAAAGTACAAAGCGGCCCTCGAAAAAGCCGAAAGACTCGAAGCCAAAATTGGAGGCACCTCAACCAGAACTAACATCAGTGGTGATAGTTCCAGCGGAGAGCAAAACCTACGCGCAAGCGATCCCACAGAAGATTGAGGTAGAAAAGGCTAGGGAAATTATCTTCTCCCCTAACCCCGGCCCTCAGTCAGAGTTTCTTTCTGCAGACGAACAAGAAGTATTGTATGGTGGTGCAGCGGGTGGTGGTAAGTCCTACGCTATGTTGGCCGACCCAGTTCGTTATTTGAACAACCCCCATGCCAAGATGCTTCTGGTCCGTAAGTCTACAGAAGAACTTCGAGAACTGGTTTCTGTTTCAAAGATGTTGTACAGAGACAAGACTTGGGTAGCCCCTTCAGGTGCAACACTCTGGATGAGCTACCTTGATGCTGATGATGACGTTACTCGCTATCAGGGTCAGGCATACAACTGGATTGGTTTTGACGAACTTACTCAGTGGGCTAGTCCTTACGCTTGGAACTACATGCGCTCTCGTCTCCGTACAACGAAAGACAGTGGCCTAAAGCTTTACCAGAGGGCCACTACTAACCCCGGCGGGGCAGGACATCAGTGGGTTAAGAAAGCCTTCATTGATCCATCTCCACCCGGAAAACCCTTCTGGGCTATCGACCCGGAGACTAATGAAACTCTACGCTGGCCTAAGGGTCATTCTCGTGAGGGTGAGCCACTCTTTGAAAGACGCTTTATCCCTGCAACCCTCTTCGACAACCCTTACCTAGCCGAAGATGGAATGTATGAAGCCAACCTCTTGTCTCTTCCTGAGCACCAGAGAAAGCAGCTTCTAGAAGGTAGTTGGGACACTGCAGAGGGTGCAGCCTTCCCAGAGTTTAATCGTAGACTTCATGTAGTAGAGCCTTTTGACATCCCTAGCAGTTGGCCAAGATTCCGTGCCGCAGACTATGGTTACAGTTCTTACACTGGTGTTCTATGGTTTGCTGTGGCCCCTAGTGAGCAGCTTGTTGTGTACAGAGAGTTGTACGTCTCTAAGGTTCTGGCAGAAGACCTCGCAACAAGAGTTCTTGAGGCTGAGTCTGGAGAGAAGGTGCGGTACGGTGTTCTTGACTCCTCTCTGTGGCACAAGCGTGGCGATACTGGACCTAGTATTGCTGAGCGGATGATTCTTAAGGGGTGCCGTTGGCGTCCCTCAGACAGAAGCAGAGGCTCTCGTATTGCAGGTAAGAACGAAATTCACAGACGCCTGCAGGTTGACGAGTATACTGACGAACCACGTATGATTATCTTCAATAGCTGCAAG